AATGGAATATTCTGTTTCGTTACTGACCAACCGCCACAAACCTTGCGTGTTGCTTACAGTAAGTGCGGCGTCATCATCTGGTGATGAGCGTAAGTTAGGGAATATGTTGATGGTCGCATTGCCAGAACCGTCGCTGTTTACGTCATCCAGTACTTTGTAAAGGCGTGTGGTTGACCCAGAGCCTAGCTGAATCCAATCTCCAGCCTTTAGGATGCCTGTGGTGCTGATTGTCCAGCCATCGGTGATTAACTCATCGCCTGTTTGTGATGCGCCGTTTACCAATGGCGTGCCTGTACCAACCCCACGGGTAGATGGATTGGCTTTGTCGCCCAACAAGAACGTGCCATATTGACCATTCATTTTCAGCAAGAAAGCAATTACTTGCTCGGCATCTGCACGCTTCATAGGCGGCAAAGAGACTTCAGCCTCCCACCATTGACCTTGATGCTTGTAAACCTGTTGCTGTCCCGTAAATGGCGAAGCGTTAACCCCAACAACGGTACGCGCCCGAATGTTTAGGTTTGCAAAGCCAATGCTTGCTGGAAATGAGACAGGATATGTAATAGCCATTTTTTACCCCAAGGCGGCGGCATATGAACCACCGCGCAGTTTTGCATCAGCAACAGCAGACTTGGCGGCGTTAGCAATCTGCGGCATCAAGGTCATTATCTCAGCCCTGACCGTCTGTTGCACGCCCGTTGTGACATTTATGTTTTGCACAATCGTTGTTCCACCGCCACCACTAGATAGTCGGTTGCTTGGGATGATTGAACCAGACTGGTTAGGCACGAACATTTCAGCGCCACGCTCGCCAACCATGTAGGGCTTGCCAGACTGCACAGAACCACCAATGGCTTTACCACCACCGCTAAAGAATCCATCCATAGCGCCAGCAATCGGACCAGTTATGGACTTCTGAATCATTATGCGAATCAGGTCATTGATGATACTGCTTGCCATTGATCTAAAGGCATCCTTGGCGCTCATAGTACCATTCACCAAACTGACAAGCGCATCTTCCATTGACTTCAAGCCACTCAGCGCCACGTTTTGCAAACTTGCTTGCACATTGTCCACACTCTCCGCGTATTGTTGCAAGGGTGACTTTGACGCCTCAAGAGTTTCTTTAATAATTTCTAGTTCTGCTGGCAATGTGTTTTGCCTCTTGCCGCGTTGAGCAGGGTCATAGAAGCCACCAGTTTGCGCTACCTTCAAATCATCCAAGGCTTTTTTAGTGTCTTCAATTACCTTCAAACGGTTGCGTGCATTACGCTCGCTACCAGTCATCGCCCCAGCCCAATGAACCTCGGCATCAATGATTGACTTGTTGTAATTGTCTATCGCCTTTTGCTGATCCTTAGAGACGGTGGCTGTTGGCAATGCTTTGACTGGGGCAGTAATTGCTCTTCTAGGTGTAAAGCCAGAAATTCCAGCCGCATTTCTTTCAGACTCCAGCAAGATGTTTATCTTTTTTCGAACATCCTCAATTTCTTGGTTTGAATTTGTTAAATCAAGACCTAAAAACTCTAATATGCTTCTGCCTTTTTTTAGCGTTTCCAGTTCTTTTCTGTAAACTTTTAATGACTCGGTTGCGTCGCTAAAAGCCTCGCGCAAGGTTATTCCAATGACATCTATTAAGCCTAGGTTTGCCTTGGTTGCCTGCGTTGTCACGTTTATTAAGCGGCTCATCTCTCTTGTAGTTTGTACAAGGAAATCATTTAAGCCAGCCTCACCAATCGCCACACTAAGCGTTGAAATTGAGTCGCCGAAATTAGAAAAAGCGCCGCCAATTGTGTTTGCTTGTCGCTCAATCGAGCCAGCAAACTTTGTCTGCCCAAGTTGCTCAAGATAGGCAAGCATCTCCTGTGAGTTCTTGCCAATGGTTTTTGTAACGCCACCAAAGGTAAGGGAAACTTTGTCGCCCTCAGACGCGGCCTTTATACCGAACTCTTTAAGGCGCTCAAACTCACCAACAGCCGCATCAGCCACCGCCTCAATAAACTGGTCTAGGCTCTTGCCTGTACCAGAAGCAATGTTTCCAAAAGCGGTCAGAGACTCAATGGATGGGTTGATACCCCTAGCAATCAGCTTGTTGAAGCCTCCAACAACTTCCTCTAAAGCAAAGGGAGTCGTTGCGGCAAACTTCTGTAAGACCTCAAACTGAGCCGCCGCCGCTTCAGCAGAGCCTGTAAACGTAATCAGGCTTGCTTGTAGGCTTTGGAATGATTTGTTGGCGTTGACGATAGTGCCAACAACAGCGCCGCCGACTATGCCAGCGATTGCACCTTGAACACTAAAAACCGCGTTCTTTAGTCCACCAAGTGAACCTTTAACGCTCTTGAAAGCATTAGCGGTTTCGTCTTTGGCTCTTAGCCGAATATTAACGTCATTGACCGCCATGTTTTTCTTCTTTCAATTCAAAGTAGGCAATCCATTCGTGCAACTCGGTCAGAGATATTTCTTCAATCTCCTCAATCGTCTTGTGCAAACGGTCTGCAAGCGCAATCAAGTTGAGCCGCAATCCGTCTGCCTTCAGTCGTTTCCCAGTTGCTCTATCGATTCAACGGTTGCGAACATTTGCCCAGAGATGTTGGAGATGAGCGTAACTGGCTCCCGCATCAAAAAAGGCTTGTCTTCCAACGTAAACAGCTTTTCGCCGTCTTTGTCTTCAGCTTTCATAATGAGCAAATCAACCATTGCCGCAACGGTTGGGTTGCTCATAAAGTCCTTATGCTTGCGTTGCAATTTGTCAACGTCAGCACAGGTAAGCGAACCCGTATAAATGGCTAGTGGAGCATCATCACCCCACTCAGCCACTTCTATCATACTGCGGTTGCTTTGCCGCTTGGCGGCGATTCGTGCGCCTAAACTCATCAGACGGTCGTGGTAGTCAATGCGCCGTTACCTTGAACGGTAATCGATGCCTCAACCATTCCATCAAAAGATGAATTGACTGTGCTACCAGTAACGATTGCAGAACCCGTGTAGTAGTAAGCGCCAGCGCCGTCACCCTCTGGGTAAGCGTTTAGCGTAACTTCTGCACCAACAGCTAAAGCCAGTTGACCAGCGGTGTCTGTTTCGTCCCAGTACACTTCAACCGAGCCACTCCAAGAGGTTAGGCTGGGCTTGTAAGTGCGTGCGGAGTCACCCATCGTGGTGTCTTCCACGGTGTCGCCAGTTTGTGAAATTGAGAATGAACGAATTTCAGCGACGGCATCTGAGCCGACTTTGATAGTTCCTTCTGAGCCTTTATGTGTAGCCATGATATTGCCTTTCGGTTATCGGAACTTATACAGTCCCACGGGTGAAATTATACTGAACTCTTGCGGTTACGATAACCCCTCCAATCGGGTCAATTGAGCCTTCGTCGGTCTCTACTGAAATGATTTGAGTGTCAAGCGCATAGCCCCCGCGAGTTCGGTCTACGTCTAGCGCGTTCTCCATCGCTTCAACCAGTTGATTGCGTGCGGTGTCCAATGAGGTAGCCTTGACGTAACCAATCATTTGGTAGTCAATGCTTCCCTCGCGTAATATGTCTGAGCCGCCTATCGTGGCATCTTCCCGTGTCTCAGTAGAGGACTGAACCAAAATGGCTGGGAATTGAGCGTTGGATAGCTTCGTGAAATCAAACGGCTCGCGGGTGATGTACTTGGCTTGGACAGGCGTAGTCATAGCCGTCAGCGTAGCTACGATGTTTGCGGCAATGGACTCTCGCTTGCTCATAATTTAAACCTGTTTGCAAAGAAATTCCGCAATTTGTTTTGCTCTGATACGTTAAAGCCAAAGAAAGGTCTGGTCTTATTGTTAAACGCCGCCTTCTTCGCCTCTGTTGACCTTGTAAAGTAAATCCTAGCCACGCCAGTCTTTACCTTCTTACTTGCCATTGCACCCAACATTTCGCCGCGCAACATTAAGTTAACGGGGCTGGTGGGTGCGCCACCAAAGCCTCTGGTTCTATTGGTTGATGACCAGCCCTGACCCTTGCGCTTAACGTACTCGGGCGTGTAGGGCTTGAATTTACCTTCGTAGCCGACACCTCTTTCGGTTCGGTCTAAGATCAAATTTGTACCAAACTGAGAGGTTTGAATCAATGCTTTGTCCACAGCCGCTGGCATTTCCCTCAATAGCTTGTCGAGTCTTCTGTCTAATTTTTTAGCATCAAACTCTATACTTGTTCTCATCGGATTAAACGCCCGTGGTTAAGTGGTCGCTTTTCCTCATCTGTCACAACAGAGTCATCGTTGGCATCGTACTCAACGCCATCCTGCAACACGCTCTCAAGTTCCTCAGAATATCGGCTCTTGTAGAACTCAATCATATTCTGGAAACGGTCGCCATCAACCCAGTTTGTGAGTTTAGGCAATGCGTACTTCCACAGCACCAGATAAGACGCTGTTTTAGTCCATTGGGAATCTGTCAACAGGGTTGCGTCCATCTCAGACGTTAATTGCAGTTTGGGATACCACTTTGCCCGAATGACGCGCTCAATGTCGGCTTGCGCCAATGCGTGCTCATCAGCGAATGAGGCAATGCCAAAG